CTCGTGTTGAGTGTTTACCCACCTACGTGACGACACACGCAAGTTATCTGGTAAAAGGATGACTGGGCAGCAACGTCGTCGCCGCGTCTGCGCCTGCGCAGTACGTGCAGTCAAAGCCCTGCGTCTCGTGTCTGAGGTCTTTGCAAAGGAGGGGCTCGTTAGTTCGAGCTTCGATTGCGCACTGACTGTAGACTGTGAGACGGCCTCGGGCAGGTGGAAGGAGTGGACGGAGCAGGAGCTCTCAAAGAAAAGAAAAAGGGGGGTGCTGTATTGGCGTTTGGCCCTTGCCATCAAAGGTTGCAAGACCATCTTTGATGAGCCATGTAAAGCGTGTGATCCCCCCCGAGCCGATGCTGCGAAGAAAGAGTGGGCCGCCAGGGCCTTTGCACCGGGACCAGTTACTCGCCCGGAGGTATTGGCCGATATAAAAAAGAGGGTCAAGTGGATTATGGGGACCAAGTGGTGGTCATCGTGGGAGGGAAAAAATCGAGCTCGCGTCCCCGATCAACAGGGTTGCTTTGAGCTGGAGAGGAATTGTGGAGGCACTTTATCTGTGCCACGTTGGTACGAGAACCCCATCATTGCGTCATGGGGTGAGACCTCGATAAGGGAGAAAAAGGAGGTGAACTTTTGTCGACTTGGCACTGCTAAGACAAAAGGTAAACTCAGGGTTGTGACGATGCAGGGCGCTCGAGCTAAGCGCATCCTTCGTCCTGTTCACGAGGCCGCTTACGACTGGCTTTCCCAGTTCAATTGGCTGGTTCGCGGCGATGTGACCCCTGAACACTTCCGCAGCGTCATCATGGATGAAGATCCAGATGACGACCGTTTTATCTCCGGCGATTTTGTCGCCTCCACAGACAATTTACACCTCGATGCCGTTCAGGCGGTTGTCGAGGTCCTCTCTGAGGCTCTGCCCGAAAGGGAAGCGAGTGTACTGAAGGCCAGCTTCGAAGGAATACAAGTGGCCTGGGGGACCGGTTATCGCGAGGTGTTGCGAGGTAGCATGATGGGAAATCTGGTGTCCTTTGTCGTCCTTTGCCTCTTGAACAAAGTGTGCATTGATAGGGCGTATCAAGAGGTTTACAACTGTGGACCTGATCACCGGAGAGTACTAGTCAACGGAGATGATTGCCTTTTCCGCGGCAACATTAAGCTCTACCACACCTGGCTGAAAACCACCGCAGACGTCGGGTTTGTGATAAACCAGGAGAAGTCGCTTCAGTCTAAACGGTTCGCTGAGTTGAACTCAACCGTTTACGACTCGAAGAGGGACCGTTTGATCGACAAGATGTGCTTTGGCTTCCTCTCAACTGAGAGCTGGAAGCAGCCTGCCGAGTCGTTGGTCTCTGAAGTCTTCCGCCTTGTTCGCTTCCTCCGACGTGACAACGCACGGTGGTTCATAACCACTTTCCCCCTTCGCCAAGCCTTCAGGAGGGTTTGCCCGCCCGTGTCCTCAATCCCTCGATCATGGAGGAGCTTTCTGTTAAAGAAGTGG